AGGAAACCATGCGTAGCCTGGTATCTGAGGCCTTAGGAATCGGGACACGCCTCATCAGCCCTCTGGTAGGGCTGTCCTCGTAATCATCGTCGTTTCAGATAACCGCTACTGGAGCTACGGCGCTTTGGTATCGGCACCGCACGCTGCGAGATAGGCTCAGATGGAGTTACCTGCATCTCTTGGTCAGCCACATCGGGCCGCTCCCTTGGTACTGGTTGAGCACTCACTGCGTCGTCAAACAATCCCGACTGCGCCAACGCCTGCCGTACGCGGTCCCACTCGTGCTCCTGGTACCGAGCGATGCCCAGGTAATGAGCCATCGCCAGGTTGTACACCATCAGGTCGAGCGCTTCGTTGCGCTCGGCCTTGCCCTTGATCCACTCAATCCGTTTATGCCCTCTGACATAGCGCGCGACCTTGCGCTCTGCCACGCATTGGGCGAAGAAATCGTCGGGCAAATCGCTGGCAAAGTGCAGCGCACCGGGACCCGAATCGAACGGGTAACGGTTGTAGATCCAGTCCTTGGCGGTGTCCGTCCCCACAAACCACAGCTCGGCGCCGCCTCGTTCGGTCTGACCTTTCCATGTCACATCGACCATTGAAGGCCGCTGAGCGATCACCGGTTTGCCCGGCCTGCTCGCGCCTTTGAGCGCGAAAACATTGCGCCAGCGTCGCACCCGGCAAAACTGATAAACCTCATCGGTGTGGTGACCACCGGAATCCACGCCAGTAGCGAGGATCCCGAGGCCCACCCCGGAAGGATGTCGGTAACGGACTTTAAGCAACTCATCCAGCGCCGCCCATGTACGCTCATCGGCAGGATCGCCTGCAATGACCTGGTGATCCACAACCCAACGCTCCATGCCGACGCCCCAGCCCATCACCATCAACTCAAGCCGATTTGCCTGAACGTCAACGGCGCCGGTTAGCATCAATACGCCCGGGGGAATGCTCCCTAGCGAGAAGGGCTCTTGCCGCGCGCGGGCAATCAGCACCTCGGCTTTGGTCTGTTCCTGCGCGCTGTCCCACACCTTCGCCAAGCGTGTGTTGTAGAACACCTGCATAGGTTCCAAGTCGCCTTTGCTCTGGGCTTTCTTTGCCTTTTCGAACTGTTTGGCGAGGGACTTCCAGTCCATCCAGCCGATCGGCGAATACAGGGCATTGAGATTGAAGCCTACGGTTTCACCGTCGCCCAGGGCGGTCGCGCGCCATTCACCGCCGGCGAGCATTTCGCCCTTGTGGTGCTCCTCGATCAGTACGTCACATTCCGGCCCGGCGCATTGGTAATGCGCGATGCTGAAGTCTGCCGAGTAGTGCAGCCGTTCCCACTCAAGCGTCTGCATGTGGCCGCACGTTGGGCACGGCACGAAGTAGAAACGCTGGTCGCTGGATTCAAACAGATCTGCGATGCGTGACGCTCCCTTGATCGTCGGCGAGCTTGAGAAGTAGAACTTGGCATTTCGGCCAAAGGTACTGCCTCGAGTCTCCGCGAGTTCGATAGGGTCGCCCTCCTCGCCGACGTCAACATCCCATCGGTCGACTTCGTCGCCGTAGACATAGCGTGCCGACAACTCGGCGAGGTTGGCGGCAGAACCTGCTGTGGTGACGTACAACGAGCCGCCTTCGAATTCCTTAGTGTCCATGGTGTTGCGGGCATCCCGTGAGCGGCTGACGGCCACACGGTCGCGCAGCTCCGGTGTCGCCTTGATCGTCTTGCTGATTCGCGATGACACGCGCTTGGCGAGGCCGAGACTGGGCAGCAGCGTGAGGATGTTCGACGGCGCCATATGGATCAGCCCGCCGATCCAGTTCAGCGCAATCTGGGTTTTCATCAGTTGCGAGGCCACCATGGTGACGACGCGTTTGCAGGGGTGCGCCGGTGACAGGCAGCGCATGGGCTCACGGGCATACGGCGTGCGTGCGGTGCGGTATTTGCCGGGCTCAGCGGCCCCCGTATCGCGCGGGATGCGCATGTATTCGTCGGCCCACTCATCAACCCATAGGTCGGGGTCGGGTGTCAGCCCTCGGATGTACGCCTCGCGGTACACCTGAGCACCGTCTGCGTAACCTTGGGGCATGGGTTCAGGTCTCTGTCATGGCTTGTTCAAGGTCAGCGGCGCCCATGCGACCGGCGTCCGTGAAGACACGTCGGAAGGCACCCGTGAGGTGTTTTTCTATTTCCCAGGGATCGGTCATCGCAGACAGCTCGGGTGCAAGCTGCGGTGACAAGCCGAACATCAAGTCCCGCACCATCCTGCCAGCGGCGAAGGCTGCGTTGTTGACCGCTTCGCGCTCGACCAGGTTGCCTTGCACCTTGTGGAATTCGGCCTCGGCCAGCTGTGCGAGGAAGTACTCGCGATGGGCCCGGGCCTTCTGGAAGTCCGGCGCCTTGCTGGTCGCCTGCACCGCAGGTGGTTCGGCGGCGATGGCGAGCTCTGCGTGTACGTTTCGCTCAACGCGAGTTTGGTCATGCCGTGCGGTGACGGCTGCTTTGCTCGGATCGGCTGACGATGCGAGGAGCAGCTCGGTGGCTTCGAGTTCGACCTTTCCATCCTCGGTCAGGACCAGACGATCCTGTTTCGCGAGTTTGGAAACGTACGACTTCGCCCATCCGCGCCGCGCCGCAAATTCCGTTTTGCTGATAACGGTCATGTGGAAAGTCCAGTTCACCCAATAAATACGGGGTGTTCACCCGTTCACTCGGTTCACTAAGCTGGTGAACCTCCCGCTAACAAAGTCCCGCGGGTTTCCCGTCCCGTACCCCCGAGAACGCCGCAGGGTCCCCGGCCACTTTTCGGCCTGAAAACCCGCATTTCGCCTAACATCACGACCGATTCTGACCGGAGGCCGGCGAACTCTCGTCCACGCCCAGCCGCTTCGCGACCCAGCGCTCGTACAGGCCGATGGCGACGTCAGCCCCCGCCATCGCAGTGAGGCAGCCCGCCGCGCTGGCCGTCAGGATCGATACCCCTGCCGCATAGAGAAGCATCGTGGTCGATACCCCGCATACAACGCACGCGCCGGACCGAAGCGCCAGGCGCCGCATCAGCGACCAACCCCGCGTCCCGGCTTTATCAGCCCGCCACATCTCTCCAGAGATCCCTCCGACGAGCGATAGAACGATGACCATCCAGATCGGCATGTCTGCCAGGGCTTGTTGCTCGTTTGTCATCGAAACTCCTGAATGTATATCGACATGCGCTCCCGTTTTTCAGAGCGCAGGCATATGATCAGCCCTTTTGCATAAGGGACTGCAGATGGTTACTTGGGTAGAGGGTTTACAAGGTGGTGCGGCGATAGCGACGGCGGTGTACGGATACGTGCGCCTGTCTCATAAACGGCGTGCAGAGGTTAAAACTATTGCTTACCGTTGGGGCTCATACATCGGCTGTGCCGTCATCGGCGTAGCGTCCGCCATCGAGATCTACAAATTCGGAGTCAGCTCCGAGCCGTTAACCAGAAAGGACGTCCTGTGGCTTCTGCTGAACATCTGGAATGGCGTCGCATATTTCGGCTGTGGCATCGCACTGGCGGCGATTTGGTCCAAACAGGATAAAAGCAAAGAAACGAAAGCCGAACCCGATGGTGAATGACCCCCATAAAAAAACCGGCCCATTGGGCCGGTTCTCTCAAGCGCCTTCTGCGCTCGCACCTATCGAAGATGACTACTTTTTACAGGTCGATTTTCCTGGCAGCAAGCCTGTTTTAATGCCACCGACGAATATGTACCCAACACTGCACCAACGCCCCGGCAATACCGACGAATACACCACCTCGGCTACTCGCTTCTGGTGCGCGGTGATGCTGTCCCAAAGGCCTATGATGGGGTGGGTCAGCTGAGAGCACCACAAATCAACGCTGAACCTCACTGTCCTACTTCTATCTCTACTTTCTCGTATAAAGAGAGTAAGTAAAAAGCACGCATGCGCGTGAAACGCGCGTACACACTCGCCCGCTACGCACACATGCCTGAGAGCACAAACGCGCGGGACAGTGGGACAGCCCAAGAACGACGAGGCCCGCGTCCGTCCCACGCTACGCAGTCGCAGCGGGACAAAGCGGGCCAAAGGCGTAACTGCCGGGGACAGGCGAACGGTCAAGCAGCCTTCCCCATCAACATGCCACCAATAAGCTCATGCGCCCGATGCAAGCGCTGGTAGTAGGCTTTCGAGCTGCATCCGCAGAACCGCATCTTCTGCGACAAAAAACTCTCTCGATTGCAGTAATGCTCCTTCACCACCGAGGCGAGTTCCGGAGCCAGGTGCTTGTTCACGATCAACTCAATGTCGGCCGACTCATCGAGCAGCACCCGACTTCCCCGAGTCCCCCGTATAAGCTCACCCTTGCACTCCATCAGCATCGCGATCATGTTGCCCCCGCTGCCGATGCCAACGGGCTGGTTCGGCGAATGCAGATCCTCAGCCCAAAGCTTCAATAATTCATCGACGTGCCTGATCAAAAGCAAGCCTCCTTATTTGGTTCGACAGCCAATGCGCAGGCTCCGCCCCAGCCGTCAGGCTTTTTGTAAGCCCAAGGCCGCACTTTGCTTTTCGCGAGCGCAGGCAACCGCACACGCCGCCATCCCAGCCGGTGCATGATCGCGCCA